TTTGAAGTTTCAACTTCTTTAACATTAACAACTCTGAACACTTTGTTAGTGTAATTGTAAACACTTGATGAAACATCAATTAGTTCACCTGCTTTAATGTGCATGAAACTATAGTCTGCTTTGAAACTAATAATCTTATCAACACGCGATTGTTTTAAATCAATTAATCCAACTTTAAGTGCAGTACTTTGTTTATTAGTAAATGGTAATACCATTCGCAATGTGTTATCAGGTTCGTTGTTAAACAAATCAGCACCAGGTATGTCAATCTTAACAAAGTCTGTTGTGTCTAATATGTCAGTGTTCTGATACTGAACTTCAGCACTATTGTACAATGATGTAAGTGAAGTTCCACTTACCGAAATAGTATCAATTATATTACTATCATCAAAACTTGCTACTGATGAACCTGCTTTATTAATAATAACTGACCACTTACCTTCGTGTATGTCGTAACTTAACCATGAGCCTGTTGCTTTAGCAATTGCTTGCATGTTGTTTAATACATTCGTACCTGTATTAACTAGACCATTGATTCTTGCTTGTCCAACTTGTGATGAACCTGATGCATCAGTGTAAGTGAAACCCGATGCTACATGCGTGTTTAAATCATCTAAGCCTGTAATGTCACTTACATTGATGTTACCACCGTACACATTGTTAGTCATGTAGTCGTTTAGAACATCACCAGGCATGTCTGTGCTGTTAGTGATGTGAAATACACACTCAGGTAGCCCAACTACATTCTTCGAACGATTGTAATTAACTTCAACGATTGCGTACAACAACCCTGACATTGGGTGCGATACTGCACTCCAATTATCAAACAATGTATCAGGTGCAGGACCACCATTAAGCGGTGTGCTTTCTTTGTACAAGTAAACTTTAATTAATCCATCAACACTAGGGTCTTGATTGCCTGCACTATCAATAGTTTCACTAGCAGTGAATCCATCTGCATTAAACACAACTCTATTGTTATTGAAGTAAACATTATCTAAAGTGTAACTTGATGCAGTACCATCAATTGCATTACCTGTTAACTCACTTAAAGTTAAGCAGTAACGCATTTGTTTGTAATCACTGCTTAACTGTGCATCAGTAATACTGCCCGCGAAGTAAGCACTACCGTACAGTACTGGTATTTTAGTTTCAGTACTTGGGTTAAGTTGTAATCTAGCACCTTCATCAATTGTTTCTGTTGATGTGGTATCTGAAACATTGTCTGTTAATAAGCGCGATGCGTAACCTAATATAGCAGTCTTTGCTAAGTTAGACCCGAAACTATTACCACCTAACCATTTAAACGCATCTCCAAAGAAACTCATTTCGGTGCTCCAAAGTTATAATTTGAACTTGCTAATGCATGAACTCGACCCATGCTACTTTCACCACTAAAATCAACAGGGTTAGTTCTGCGCCCACTTACCTTCTTGTTTAATACTTCAACAATACTATTACAAGCCAATGCTATTGTAGTAACTGCTACATTCGTTGAATGATTAACCTTATCAGTGATGCTGTAATTGCTAACAATACCTTTGAACTTCATTGATGGGTTGTTTGGTATCGATAATAAAGTACCATTAGTATTGAATAAACCTCTGTAGATTTCAATTGATGAACCTTTAATGTCGTGAGTTAATATATCACTAACCTCTGTTGATGGTATGCCACTAATAGTAATACTAAGTTTTGATGCACTTGCTTTCAACTCTGAAGTTGTTCCACCTATGCTTAATAAGTTACCAATGCTAGTATATGTATCACCACCAAAAGTTACTGCAGTATTGTAATCACTTAGTAACTCAGTTCCTAAGTCGGGTATTACCCACTTAATAAACATTGCACTTTCAAGTCCACTATAATTGCTTAAATCAATCATACTAAATTCTCATGAAATACAAATGCGCCTGACCAACTAACTTGATTGCGTTGAAATATAGTCCAAGTAGGCATAGTTACACAGATAACATTCCATGTTTGTCCTGAACTCAACATACCGTTGTGTAGCCAATTAGTGTAACCTGCGTTAGTGAACGCAATTGTTTCAACTGAGAATCTATTAGCACTTTCGATTGATTGAATTTGTGTTGCTACTTCATTCCACGGCATGCCGTTCGGTAACTTAACTGTGAATGTTTTGCCTGTAGTACCTCTGCTAGTAGCACGCACAGTACCATCTCGTGCTATTGTTTGCCCTACCATTGCTTTGCTATCGATAGCAATTGTTTCTGCGTGGTCTATAATCCATTGAAAACTCATATCTTGCTCCTATGCAAATGATGGTAGTGTTTCTCTACCTTGTTCAGTTAATGCAAATAAAAACTCAGGGTCGCTTGCTAGTAGTGCTTGGAAACTAGGTGCATCAACTGCATTGATGTTGTATGTAACATTAGATGCTGAACCTTTACTAACATTAGCAGGACCTTCTACTAATTCAGGACCTGCTTCACCAACAACACCGTACCTGCCGTTCGGTATTACACCACCACCTGCAAAGTAACCAGCAAACAAGTTGCCTAAACTACTACCTGCACTACTAGCACCACCCATAATGTTTGCGGCTAACTTCTTGCTTTGTATTCTAAGCATATCGTCAATTACTGACTGTGCAAAAGACTTAAAGTTCATCTTGCCTGTTTTAGCGAAGTTGAAAATTGCATCTTCCATGTTCTGTGTTACTGAATTGAATATAGTCTTAGCGTTGTTAGCGGCATCAAATGCGGCTTCTTGATATTCTTTAAATGCATCTTTCCATGATTCTGCCCAAGTCTTTGATTGTTCAACTTGTTCTTCAACTTCATCGCCAAAGCCTTCAAGTGCATTAAGACTTGCTTCAAATTCTTCTTGTAAGTACTGAACGAACTCAGTTGCTTTTGCTTTGTTAATAACACCTTTGTCTAGTGCTTTAACAACAATAGCAACTTGTTTGTTGTATTCTCTCCACAATGCAACTGAAGGGTCCATTGTTTCTTCAATACCTTCAATTGCTTTCTTGAGTTCAATAAGACCTGAAACATTACCTGTTCCAACATTGAGTGTTGTATCTCGATTGCGTAATATTGATATTTGCTTATCAATATTGGCTATTTGCTTTAATGTGGCTTCTTTCTGACTGGCTCCTGCATTAAGTGTTAAGTCGCCTTCTAATGTTTTACGGAATTCAACTAACTTGTTTATCTTTTCGAGTACTTCTGCTTCTGTCATAACAGACAGAAGACGGTCTTTAACAGTATTGGTGGCTTTTCTAGTAACTGCATCCAATCCGCTTTGCTTCTCGTCTAGTTCGTCGCTAGCACCAATAAACATTTTAAGTACTTCATATGCGCCCCATATAGCGGCGGCAACTAATCCCCACGCACCTACGAAACGAATAACTATCTTTCCAAAACTACTAAGCATCAACTTTGCACCTGCAATAGCACCAGTGAATTCACCAAATGCTTTTATTAAAACGGTAAACTGTGCGGTTTTCTTCATTATACCAAGGGCAGCCCAAGCAACTACAAAGGTTTTAAATGTTGTTGCTAGTGCACTCATGTTCTCCCAAACAAAACGAACTGCGTCGCCCAATGATTTAAATGCATCTCGCATTGCTAAAATTGCTTCTTTGTTTTTGAGCATAGTGGATAAGTCGTCCGAAATGCTTTTGATTACTGGTGCTAACTCAGCGGCAAGTATTTGTCCAATTGCACTGAATTGACTACTTACTTTAGTCCATGCATCTTTTGCTCTTGTTGCTGATTCAACTGTATTTTTGTCAAGTACTATACCCAGGTCTTCTGCTTCGGCACGCATTGCGCTTAAACCACTAACTCCATCTTGGAGCATGTTCACCATCTGTGCGCCTTCCATGTCGAACGCGGCAACTGCTAGTCTTAGTTTTTCTTGTTCGTTGGCACTACCACTAATTGCACCCATGTAATCCATGAACACAGCGTTAATGTTACGCATACTACCATCTTGGTTCTTGAACTTAATACCAAGTGCTTCTAAGTCTTTTGCTAGTACACCAGTACCATTGCCTGCTTCACCAACTCGTCTACTAAATCGCTGTAGCGATGTATCAAGTTGTAGTGTTGACATACCTGCTAATTCAGCGGCGTGTCTAAGTTCTTGTAGTGCATCAATAGAAAAGCCTGTTTTGTTTGCTACTTTGCCTAATGCATCAGAGGCATCCAACGACTTCTTAATAAACATACCAAAGCCAACTAATGCTGTAGTTGTTAAAATACCCTTGAACTTACTGAATACTTTATTAGACTGCTTAACAGCCTTGTTAGTTTTATCGACTTTTTTCTTTAAATCAGTAAGACCTTTTAGTGCTTGTCTTACATTTAAATCGATGTCATAGACTAGTTCTGCCATGCTACTTCCTCATTAGTTTCTTGATTAACTTAGTAATGTACTCGGTAGTAGGTTTAGACATACCACGCTTTGCTTGCTTTGACCATCCTGCATCAAGGTAAGTTGCGTACTTGTACTTCGCTTTGATTTTGCCACCACTGAGTTTAGTACTTCGTTTAGCATGACCTGTATCGATAGGTGTTTTGTTGACAAAGAACTTGGTTGCCTTCTTAGACAACTGCTTCAGTTCTTTTTCAATTCTTGCTAGTGATGGTGTTACTTTATCTTTAATTGATTTACTCATTACTTAACCTTTTTAACCGCTTCTTCTAGTGTATTTATATCTAATTCATTGGTAGGCTTAGCACTGCTGTTGTGGTATTTCTCAAAGGACAATGCCATATCCATAACATACAAATCAATAGTATTAGCATCGTCTAATATGCGACTAGGTAACATATGATAGCGTGATGCCATCATATCAATCATGATAACTTGTGAAAGTTCAGGGTCGTCGGGTGATATTTCCGACCTAACTACTTTCCCAGTGTTTCAACAACCTTACCGATTACTTGCATTAACACGGTAGTAGGTAATGTAACTTCTTCTGTAATGATTTGATTGCCGTCTTCATCAAGCACTAAATCACGAACTGAATCCATGATTGTATCGAAGTTACTACCTTCAATGTTTGCTAACTTAACGAACTGTTTCATTGGTTGTCTATCCCAAGTCCAAAACTCAAGTGCTTCGCCGTACTCTTTGACGATTTCCTTTGAGGTTAATTCAACTTTTATTAGTTTGGGTTTACTTGCTAATTCTGCTAATTTCATCTTTTAATCCTGTTTTAAATAGTGTATTAATGCAATACTAAATCCAACCCTAGACTTAATCTTAGTAATAGTACTTTCAATTGAATCAAGTTCGTTTTTAGTTTTTGCTACTTCTGCTTCTAGTGTTGCAAGCAATTCTTTATCTGTTAATTCTTCAAATCTCATCACCCAAAAAGGGGTCATATAGACCCCTTCGTGTTGATTAATTAAGTGTTAAGTTACGCTACTGTACCTTGCGTAAACGAACCACTAACATCAATAGTAATCGGTGACACCCAAACTGGAGCATCAGGGTTTACCGTAGGCGACATGCCCGTGATATAACCTGTTGCTTCAACATATTTGTCACCCGTTGATGTACCTGCCCAATAAACACGAATGTCAACTTGTGTTTTGTTATTGGATAAGTTGAACACACCATCAGCATCCGCACCTGTACCTACACCTGTACCGTAAAAGGTATCGGGGTCAAGTACCATGTTAAATGTTACTTGGTTGGTTGCTGTAGTTGATACAACGAACTCTGAAGTCGTATCAAGTTGTTTCCAACGGAATTGTCCGTTACTATTGTTAACTGTTACATCTTGCAAACCAGGTAAGGTAATCGCATCGGTGGTTAAATCACCTACATGCGCTATCTTAATAGTTGCGAAGTTGCCAGTTCCTGCTACATTAATATTTGCCATTATAAATTCTCCTATGTAATGGTGGTAAATCGATACAAAACACTTGTAATAATTACATCGTCGTCGTACGAAGTTGAAATATCACATTCTCTGTCATAAGCATTGCTTATCAAAGAGGTGTCTTTTGTACCAAGCAACACAGTCTTAACTGTGTCGTAGTCGGTTGGTAAAGTCTTAGCATCATTGACAACAAACACACCAATAGTTGTTGTAGTTTTCATGACATCACTGCCATTCAATACCTGAACAATAACTTCTTGGTCTGTTTGAGGTTCATCAACATAGATTACCTTTGGATTGAGTTGGTAAAGAGGTTCGCCGTTGCTAGTCCATGGCAGGTCAGTGCTTACACTGTATGCACCTAATGCTTGGGTTTGCAAATGCTGTATTATCTCTGTTTTCATCGCTGTAAATGTAGGTTAGGTGCTGATTGTTGAACTTCAGTGCTAGTAACAGTACCTGATGAATCTGCATCGTACCAATCACCATCAACTAATAGTTCTTCAAACAACTCCGTAAATCTACTTCTATAATACTCAATCTTATTGTAATCTGCACTACTTTCATCGAAGTTCGCTAACTTAGGAAGAATGTACTGAAACATTGCGAAGTAAACGCATAGGTCAGTAAAATCTTCAGTTCGCACAATACTTGACACATCTAATGCATCGGGTATTGATGAACCTGAATATGCTTTCCACCAATCACTGGCTTTCAACTTATTCAGAATTCTAATAGTACTGCGTATTAATGTATTTTCAACATCCAATGATGTAATGCCCTCATTGATAGCAAACAGACGGTCATCCATGTTAATAACATCTTGATAGTCTGCAAAACTAACAACAGAACCGTTTTCTACTATGAAGGACATCTATCTAAACCTTACGCCGCTTTACCGATTAACTGAACACCGCCTGCCGCATTAATAATGCCACTTCCTACTACAGCACTAACAACTACATCAGTTGCTTTACCTTTAGCAGAACGCTCTTGTTCAACTTCAATTCCACCACGCATAGCAACACCAATTGCTGTACTTACAAACACTGCGCCTGTAGATTCATTATCAGTACCTGCATCAGCACCATCAGCCGCAACTACTGCGCTTGATTCGTAGATGTCAACACCTGCGATTGTACCTAAGTAGAATGCACCTAGTACACGCTCACCACCTGCTAAAGTACCTGCTAATGCAATCTTAATAGGTAATGCCGCTAATGGGTTAAGTACACAACTGTAACGCCCAACATGTCCTGATGCTCTTAGTAAAGATGCCGCACGCATAATGTCTGCAATATCCAAATCATCAGTTGTAGCACCAATAGTACCACCAGTGAATGAACTGAAGTTAGCAAATGCACCTAAGTCGATGCCTTCTGCTACTGCCATACCTGCTTGCATACCTAAGTCGTTCATTACATTAGATGAAGAACCACCTTGGTCCATGTCTTTAACACGGTTGTAAACACCCAACTCTGTCATCGTTAGTGTTGCTGAAGTTGCGCCTGTATTTGCATCAGCGAATTCATCACTACCGTTCTTGCCTGCCGCTGTCATTGATGCGTACACTGGAACTTGAACTGAGTTACCTGTTCCAGGTGCAACATTGTAAGTAGTACCTACAACTCGTGCGATTGAATTTTCGTATGTAGCGAACTGTGCCGCTGTAATTAAAGTACCAATCATTTGGTCTGTAATTGTATTTGCCATTTTTCTTTCTCCTTAAATTATAATGGTCACATCATGCCCTGTTTGGACTGATGCTCTTTAAATTTGGCTCTATCGGAAGCCTTAGTCATATCTAATTGGGTAGGGTCAAATGTATTGCCACCAGTATCAGTAACATTACCTGTTCCACTACCTTTCGGACCTGCTTGAACGAAATGCGGGTTTGTTTGTAGAAACTCTTGAACTAACTCACTAACTTGCATTGGGTCACCACTTTCGGTGTACCGTACTTGCTGTGTGCTTGAATCTAAAACTTCTACACTACCATCATTCAATTTAACTTGCCCTTGCAACAACTGAACTACTTGATTTGGATTAATTGCATGTTTTGCTGATGCTTCACTTAGCAAATTACCATTAACCTTAATATCGCGTAACTCTGTTGTTAGCGAATCAATAACACCGTCTTTCTTGGCAACAGTTTGTTTGAGTATTTCATCAAACTCGCCCCTTGCTTTCTTGGCATCAATATCACGCTCCTCTTCTGCATTAACTAAGTTGTTATATCGGTCAACATCAATACCATCGTACTTCTTGTTGAACTTAGACTTTTCACGGTCAACTCGCTGTGCTATGAGTTTATTCACATCTTCTTGTGTGAACTTTGCTTCCTGATTAGTTGTTGAAGTATCAGTAACTTCGTTATCCAAATTTTCTGTTTCTGTTTCAGACATTATTTTCCCTCTTATGTTGGAGTAAGACCTGGCAAAAGTACCAGTGTAAATGTATTTATATAACTACCTCAATCAATCATCAGTAACAGGTTCTAAGTGATGCCTACAGTTGTACCCACCCCTATTCATGAAGGGGTCGCTACCTGATTTACCTTGCCATGAGTTTTGCCATTCGTCGAGTAATTCTTGTTTAGTGAACTCTTTGCCTACATGATTACTACACCACGACCTAGTAACTGAATCAATCGGTCCACTGTAACGCCACTTAGTAATCTTTGCTTTACCTGATACATGTGCAACAATTGCTGATGTGCTTTTAAACAATCCATTGATAACACTGTTTTTAGGTTTGCCTATTTCCGCTTTAACAACATCAACTGCTGTGATGATTGCATTTGCTATAGGTGATTTTGCTACTGCATTGTTGTACAGTGCTTGCTTAATCTTAGACTTTGCTTGGTCTGCTTGCGCACGGAATGCTAGTACTGCATTAGTTTTAACATTAACAAGTACTTCTTTATCAATCTTAGTACCTGGTAACTTTGCTAGTAATAATAACCAAGCACTGTTGTATGATTCAACAACTTCATTAACTACTGTGTTGTACTCAGTTTCAAAGATGCGGTCTATTTCAGCATTGATTGTAATTGCATCAGTAGTCGACAGTTCGTTAAATGTAGCAAGATATGCTACGATTTTAGATTCAATCGTAGCACTTGCTTGTTGGAACTTATCTAAATGCTCACTGAATAGATTTTCTAATTGTTTAGCGTATTGATTCATCTACAAGTCCATCGGTAGTGAATGTACTTGACGAATCAATCTCATTCAACATATCGCTTAATGATTCATCATTATCAAACATCAATTGAATAATCTTCTTCTGCATGCCTTTCTTGAACAACTCAGAATCAATACCACTTGCTAGTGCTTGTTGATAAAACTGTAAGTCGTTGTACTTGTCGCGTGTGTTAAAACTGTTAGGGTATTCAATAATACCATCCCATGTAGTACCCACCATCAATGCAATTAACTGAAATATCTGTTCTTCTGCTAACTCTAAGTTACCTGCCTTTTCAGCAAGTCTAGCATTAAGTAAACGGAACTCAGTTTCTAATGCAACACCCGACATTGTTTTACTTTCAATTGCACGAACAGCACCTACATTAGACATGCGGTTAATTGATTCAACTTTATCGGTTATAGCATTTCTGATGCTGTCTAACGATGCTGATGTAGGTTGCATCAAGTAAGGTTTTAATCCAGGGTCTAAATCAGTAGGCATTTCAATAATACCACCTGCACCTGAACCCACTCTAGTGTCTGCTGTTTTAGCAAGTGATGGGTGACTACTTAATCTAATAATCTGTTCAATCTCACTGTTTTCATCAAAGATTGCTCGTTGCATATCTGCAACATCTGCGATGTCACTAATACTAGTTCCAGGCTTTAACCCTCTCTGTGCGTACAATGGAACTGCTGTAATCTTGTTGTAAGGATTAGGTACAGTTTCAGTAGTAATTGCTTCGCCGTTAAGTGTGACTGTATCAGTGCGGTCTTTGTAGTAAATCTTGTACACTGCTGAATCATCATCTTTGTGAATCAATGTTTTAAGCATTGTTAGTTCATACACACCGTTGTCTAGTCTAGTGTACTTCCAATCAGTAACATTAGGTGGTGTTATTAAACTCACATAAGGTCTAATGCCATTATCGATTTCATCTTGTTTAGTAGCAACTTCGGCATTAGGTCTGTCGACAACAACCCAAGTATGCCCATACACACTTGAAAGTATTGATGCTTGTTTCATGAAGTTATCCCAACTACGACCTTCACGGTCTGCATCTTCAAAGAAGTCGTTGATAATAACATCATCGGTTAACGAACCCATTGTTCTAATAGGCAACTCAGTGAATATAAACGAACTGTAAATCTGCACAATACTTGCACAGTGATTATCTAATGGTGTTTGTTTAACACGCTTCGTGTAATCAGCATCTGTTTCGATTTTGTATCGAGTTAAGTAACTCTGTGCTTTGTATTGTTCACCACCTTGAAACGAGTTCATGAAGAACTGCCAATTAGGCAACTGCTTCTTGTACAGTGGGTTTTGCTCTTCTAATGATGTTATTGTGTACATAATTTATCCTTCGTGTATTTATTAGAATGTTGCCATGCCGAATGTTGCTGATTCATCAAACTCAGGTACATCTTTGCGTATTGGGAACAAGTATTCAATCATGTAACCAATGGCATCATTAGTGTGGTCAAACCCACTGCTTTTATCAGGTATTTGTGTACCTTCTTTAAAGACCTGTTTTGATAAACCGTTAATAATATGTTTGCATTTTGGGCTTACTTTAACTTTAACAGTACCATCGCTGGTAAGTAGCATTGAGTTAACTGAGTTAATTCTATCTCTTACAGCGGGATGTTTATGCCTGTGCTTAACAGTGAACCCTGCGTTCTGTAATATTGAAACATCTGTTCTACCGTTAGCACTAGTACGGCGCTGAACGCCGCTCGGGTCTGGGTAAATCACTACTTTCTTCTTTGGGTAGCGTGTTTTAATCTCTTGTACGAGTTCATCAGTGTTGCTTGAATAGATGATTACTTCATCAATCAAGTGCAACCCATTCATTGTTTTAACAGCAATGCCTGCACTGATTGGGTTCACATTGAAGTCGCACCCAATGTAAATTGTTGTACATGCTTCGAAGTTACCCGTATACTCAGTCACATGTCGATTCGTACTAAAGTTATAGTAAATCTGACCTGAGTATGTTTCGAAACTCGCTTCATATTCTTGACGGAATGTCCTATCATCTAAATCTCTCCTCGCTTGCTCGATTTCATCTTCTGAAACTCGACCACCTTCTAATGTTGTGAATTGCCATGATGCCCATTCTTTATCGTCTTCTTGTTGACCTTTTTGGTACATATCAAACGACCAATTACCTTGACCAGCCGGTGTTGTAATAAACATTGCACTGCCGTTAGTGTCTGATAGTGTAGGTCGTAACACTTCAGTCCATGCTTCCATCTTTGTATAAGAAAACTCGTCCATCACTAAGTAGTCTAAACCTATACCACGCAATGAATCGAACTTATCCGCTCCTCTTAAACCAATAACCGACCCATTTACTAAGGTAATACTTAAATCACTTTCGTTAACCTTCTCAATCCAATTCAACTTATTCAGTTTAGCCTTCAATGGCTTCCAAACAGTTTGCTTTGCTTGACGGTATGTGGGTGCAACATAGAAGGTTGTTTTGTTGGGGAGTCGTGCTTGCTTAGCGAGTTCTCTCATTGCTAAGTAAGTCTTACCGAATCTACGACCCGAAACAACAACCTTGAATCTTGCAGTTGATTTAGTGATGGCACTTTGACCTTTACTAAGTGGCATTATTCGTCTTCACTCCAAGGTAACGGTTGGTTGTTATCACCGTGCTTCGGTCCTTGGTCTGTTTGACCTAACATCTGTTTTCCAAGCCAAATAAGTAGAGTTGTATTGCCGTTGTATGCTTCTTCGAGTTGTTTGGCTCTTAACTTCTGTTTGGTTTTTACTTGTTCTTCTTCGATGAATGTACCGAAATGACTTATAATCTGTTGGTAACTTATCCCAAAGTACTTTGCTATCTCCTTACTAGGGCAATACAACTTAGCAAGCATGCGTACTTCTTCTTCAGAAATGACAACTTTGCCTTTGCGTAAGGTTGTAAACTCAACACCCTTCTTGGTAATTTTGTAGTCTTTGGCGACTTTCTTAATTGACATTAACCCGACTTATTAGTAATTTTAAGTCTGAAAAAGCGTTCATCAGTTAATCCGTTAGTCGTGGTGATTGTGTTAGTGATGCGATATGTATTACGCAAATCACCACCACTTAACCACACCGTACTAGTACTAGCACCAACATTCATCACATTGTTGGTATCAATAACGGGTGTTACATCACCTGCGATAGTTTCAACTACCCATGTGCTTGTTGCAATAGCATCACCTGCAGTAACCCAACTACTCCAATCGATGGTGTAGTCCAATGTTGATTGTGGGTCTTTTTCGATGTGCGACCCTATTTTATCTGTGTTAAAACCTATCATGTGTAATTCCTATAATTCTATTAATCTGTTTTCAAACATCACATCAACAACCCTATCTTCACTTCGAATGTAGATAACCCTAACTGTACTTGTAGTAAGCACAAACGACTTAGCACTTGTTACTTGTGTGAACTGCGATGTTAAGTTAACACTACCATTCTGAACAATACCTGCACTAACACTCAACGATGTAGTAGCACTCATTGATGCTGTTGTATCGTAAATAATACTAGGTGCAATACTTGCGACAGCGACTACATTCATTGCAGGCAAATGTGTACCTGTAATCATTGTAGAATCAATAACAGTTGATGCTTCAACATCTAATATTGCATTTGCTCTTATGCTATTTACACTATCTGTAGTTTGTGATGTAGTAACATTGAAAATCGTATCAGTAGTTAATTGACCACCAATAGTACAACTGTATGTTGTTTGTGAATCAGTGCTTAATTGTGCATTAACTTGATTATTAGCAGTAACCGAACTAGATGTTATTATATTAGAATCAACACTTGCGCTAAGGAATGGCGAACCCATTGCAGACCAATTAGTTAATAAACCAATTGGCAAATCAGCGTGTATTTCAAGCACTGGGTTTGTTGTTTGTGTTGTATCTAATACAAGATTAAAATCAGTGGTTATTGCACCATTGATAGTACATCCATAAGTCGTATCACTACCGAGTGTAAGAGTTGATAGTAGTAAGTTACCACCAACAATGCTCTGAGTGAATACTTGATTAATATCAAGTTCTGATGTAACTTCCAATGAAGGTACTATCAATGATGTGGTATTAACGGCTAGGTTAATACCTGTGTTAACATCAACACTTGATTCGATTGCTGAACTAAACAACACATCAGCACTTACTGTACCTTCGTGTTGAACCGATGCAATAGTAGACATCGATGTATTATTAATACAATCAATATCACCATCTAACGCACCATGTATGCTAGCAACCCAACCTAATGCTGAATCTATAGTTAAACTAGGTGTGTGAACAATGCCACCACTATTGCTACTACTAAACGATGATGATATAGTCCAAGTGCCTTGCCATTGGTCTGTGTCATCCCATGTCGTAGTGTCATCCCATGTGTAACCATCACCTAATGTTATATTAACACTTGGTGATGTACTTTGAGTAAACTGCGTAGTTAATGATAACGAACCTTCTAACGGTCCACTACCACTAACATCAGCAACAACAGTTGTTGTAAAACTAGATTGTGCAGTAACTTCTGCTTCGACATACGACATCAACACCGCATCAATAGTTGTACCTACTGTTGAGTGTATTGCATCAGTTGTATAACCCGATGCGATGTAATCTGCTTCTACATAGTTGCCGAACGAACCTAGTAATAATGCCATTGCTTTACCTTATTAGTCTAATGTAATTGTTAACTGACCTGCATTGATTTGGAATGTATCCCCAGAAGTTGGTGACTTACTTACTGAAAGTGCGCCATAGAAAACCATATCAGTTCCATCAAATACACCTGCGTGCGATACTGTACCCCATGTGCCTGTAGCAGTTGGGAATGTAACATTAGCACTGTTAGTTGCAGAACCACCACTAGCCGCACCAAATGTAACACCAGTTCTTGCATAAGCATTACCGCTGATTTCAGTACCTGCACCTGTTTCTCCAGGATTATCACTAAACAAACCTACTGTTAGTACTGCTGGACTTGTGTAATTTCTTACGCCTTCGCCTAGAACATGGTCTAGGACTTTATTTTCTAAAAAATTAGTTGCCGCTGACATCTTATTTTCTCCTTATTTTAAATAACCTGTTTAACCCCAGGCTTAATGGGCTACGCGATGTGCGTAAGTTTAAAACGCTGTGTTGGTATGTAGTAACTACCACTACCTCTAATCTCAATTGCGGTTGATGTTGCTAATGTGAATATTGCACTAAATGCGTACAATCCTTCGCCTTGTGTGCCAATCTCATTGTAGTCTTCACTATAAGCAATTGCAGTTGATGTAGTTGCGTTGTACAACACAGTACTCCATGTATGGCTATCAGTCGCATCAATTACTGGTTGAAAATGCTCAAGTGTGTAAGTGCCTGCAGGCAATGTAAGTTGGTAACCCGATAGTGAATAATAACTTGATGGGTCGGTGAAACTAAAGATAGTGCGACTATACGGTGATGTTTCTAGACCGCCGTAGTTGCCACCACTTGTAGCGTTAACTTCAAACACACAAGTTTCACCAATTGAAGCACCGCCTGCACTAGGTGTTTCCCATGTTAATGAACCTGCTGTACTGCCTGCAGTTAAGACTTTACCATCATTAGTTGTGCTTGTTGCAGGCACATGTAAATTGCCGTCTGTTGATGGGTGTGTGTAGTTGTTAGCGTTAGTAGCAATACCTGCTAACTTAGCACCATCACCTACAGCAAACTCAGCACCTACTGTGTTGATATTATCTACTGCTGTTTTTAAATCTGCTCTAGCATTAGCAGGACTATCAGTACCTGCATCTAAGTTAGTTGTATTGATTGCTGAAAATAAAGGCATGTGTTATTCCTCTGTGTAGTTTGGATTCTTAACCCATTTACTATTCTTGAACATGTACTTACCACTACCAAAGTCGTTTGGCATTTGTGTTGTAGTTTCAACTACATTGTCTGTTAAGTAAGCATCGAATGCTCCTACTGCATCGTCGGGTGCTAAGTTCAACACCATTCTGTCTGTTTTTCTAATTAATAATTGCATTACACATCGCTCCGTTGTAATATTGAAGTTGTATTGATTGCTTTACCTATCGTGTAAACAGAAGTACCGCCATTAGCATCGACTAGTGCTCCACTTGCATCAACGCCGTACATCAACCCAGGTGTTAATCCATTATGTACAGTTGACAGTCCACCTTTCAGTTTAACTGTGCATGTACTACCACTAACACCACCTGTTTGTAAGATGCCAAGTGGCGTTACATCATTAATGTTTGACATATCTCCACCAACACCAAGTCGTAAGATGTTATAACTATTATTGTCGTTTAGGGTTTGTGTGACAAATGCAACATTAGTATGAGATGCGACATTAAAGTAAGCAAGTCTTGGTGTTGCTTGTCCTGCAAGACCATTCAACACATAACCACCTGCTAAACTAAATGTGTTGTTCGTTCTATCAATTGCGATACCCGCATATCTACCTTTTTTATTTGGATAATTTTGGTCAGTTGCTGTTAAGATGGCATTTGATGAATTAATAGGGTCGAACTCAAATCGTGCAAATACCAAATCACTTTCATTGATTACTTGAGCGTAACTAATACCAGTTACAGTTGTTCCAACTACACTAAAGTAACTGAGGTATATGCCATCCCATGCTGTTATGACAGCAATAAAGTGATTAGCGTTGTGTGGGTCTGCTACAATCACATCAGGACTGCGCCATGTGTTCGCTACATTATAACTTGTGCCAACTGTCAGGGTGTAGTTTGCATCATATGCAATACTGGCAATTTTAAAATATCCTGTATTGTTGTCGAGGTAGCCGTGCCACAAATCGCCATTATCAGTGTAAAACGCAGCACCTGGTCCTTCGTATTGATTAATTGGTAGGTTGGTCTTTAAATTATATGCAGTACCTACTGTCTGTGCATTGACATTCGCTACACCGTCAACGAATGTACCTGCTACAATCATTTGATTGTAGTCATCATTGTTGTCACGAGCGGTAACTACAAATTGCAATGTTGTGGGGTGAACGAAAACATGTCTACCAGCCCAATTTTCATTGCCCGTTGTCGATGGTAGAATAGTGAATTGATTACCATTCGTATTAGTCCACCCGTTATCATTATTACCAACATCAGATACATAACCACTAACAGTGCGCTGTGGTCCACCATTATTAATCCATTCGTTTCGAGAACCAATTGTATAAACTAACGACCATGTAGTGGGCGATACGACAACTTTTTCAACATTTGACCACCCTTGTCCATTGCCGTACGATTCATGTCTAGTACCTGTTGAATTACCAGTAGCATCATATTGTATTAATTGTACATTGGCACCACCATTAACAGTAACCAAAAAGTCATTTGTAGTTGTAATATCGGCGGGTGAACCGCCATTGTTTTCAAGCCAACTAGACCAAGGTGAACCGCCAATGATGTTTCCGTGACTGGCAATACCTGTAACTGCTTGAATAGCACCTACTTTAACAACAGTGTTGTCTGCCCAGTATGCAACAACAGTACCTGCTGTCATAGGAATACTAGTTATCGTCATGTCAACTGATAAATCACCTGCACCACCGCCACCACCTGCACTGCCGTTTGATGCTGAAGTAATTCTACCTTGTGCATCGACTGTAATGTCTGCGGCTGTGTAAGAGCCTGCAGTTACTGCTGTGTCATCCAAGTTAACAGTAGCATTACCTGAACTAGCACCGCCAGTTAATCCTGTGCCTGCTGTTACATCTGTAATGTAGTTACTATCCAAGTAGGTTAAGTTAGGTACTGAATTACCATCACCGCCTACTACACCTGTTAATGTTGCACCTGCGTGTAATACAAGTCCACCTGTGTTTGATACATGTAGTAGGTTGCCTGCTTGACTATCAGTAACTCGAAAATATTCATTAGCACCGATTGTAGTTTCAATAGGTCCATTACTTGCTTTTATAACAACCTTAGCAAGGTTTGCTTGTAGTTTTAAGTCATTACTAACACTCGTTGTCCAAATGAGATTGCCTTGTGTATCTAATGCACCGCCTAACTGTGGCGTAGTATCATCAACAACATCGCCACCACCTGAACCTGAAATTGTTTGTGCAGTCCATTTGCTTGTAGCATTGTCGTACGCTAGTGCTTGTCCGTCAGTTGGTGCTGTTGCATTAACATCAGTTAAATCACTTAATGATTCACTGTTAATGTTTTCAATCTTGTCTGTGTTTAGGTTAGTAAAGTTATCATCTAACTCGGTGTGTGTTAGTTGTGAACCTTTGTCTGCGCGTGTAGTGATGTTAGCCATTTATGCTCCTATTTGTCTTGCTTGCGTTGAAGCAAGTTGTAAATTTGGTCTAACTGCGTTTCAATTCTATGTAGTGCAACATTAAATTCATTCTTAGCAACATAGTGCTTTGGTAGTTCTATTTTGCAGTCGTTAATTTTGTCGTCTACTTCTTTCAATTTATTCAACGCTCTATTAATGAAGTAAGCATTTGGAAATAGTACTAATGTTAAGAATATTTGCCATAGTAATGTTACATTATCTAATTCCATTGCAACCCTTGTATATGTTTATTTAGTTATTTATACCAAAGGCTTGGCGTATTGCTGTACTTACAATAGGCGTAAAAAAACCGCCTGTTAAAGCGGTTCGTTTGAATGGTGATTTATTAGGTGAAGAACTTATCGAAATGTGATTCTGATTGTGGTGATTGTGGCATATTACCTTGCTTGTACATGGTGATACCCATACCAAGTTCGTTCATTGCGATATTCCATCGTCGTATCATCGATTCACTCGGATTGTTCATGCCATGAGTTTTAGGTCTAGTATGTTTAATCAAATCAGCAATCACCATTTCAACACTGTACTTAGAGATACCATCTTTTTCAATACTGTCTTGTGTGCGGTTTGATAAACCTCTTTCAGCACGAGCGTAGTACGAATCTTTTTCAAATTCATCCATTGCATCAATCAGGAATATCACCTTTTTAATATGTGATGTCATTCTGACCTTTTCAGAAGCATACATATTCAAATGTGTTATGGGTGGGATGCCTGGTGTATGTGGTGTTTCATGTGTGTGTTTTGCGTAATATTCAAAGTCTGCCATAGTGTTGTATTCCTTATATAGTTGGTTTTTAAAAGACAATATTGTCTTACAGTATTTATTATAACATAAAAACAGACGA